ATGAGGACCTACAACCTGCACGAGATCATGAGCAACGCCTGGAAAATGTTCCGTGCCTACCGTGATATGTACGAGGCTCGCCACGATGCAATGTGGCTGCTCACTTTTGCCGAGGCTCTGAAAAAGGCCTGGGCGACCGCAAAGGCCGCAGCCGAAAAGGCAGCAAAGATCGCCGCTGCCGGCATCGTCCGTATGCACTACAGCCAGTACAAGGCCGAGTACAGCAAGTGCCAGACCGTCGAGGGCAGCTACGACAAGGCTACCAAGACCATCGAGGTCATGACCAAGGCTATCCGCACCTTTGAGCGTCCCGCCTATACCGCAGCTCGTACCGCCCGCCGTCCCAGCGTGACCGCCATCCGCGGCCTCTGCCCCCGCTGCCACACCTACTGCTACGGTGACTGCATGGCATAATTTACACACTCAACTATAAAAATTGGAGGACAACGACAATGACTAAGTTTTATGATGGCAGCAAAACCCTGAGCATCGAGATGACCGATACCACCAACGGCGCACACTTTGAGGCCGATTTCTTCGAGGTCGGCGGCCTCGAGTACAACGCCGATCTGGGCGCTTACAAGGTCGAGGACGTCGAGTATCTGGCCGACTACGCCAAGAGCTACGCCGACGGCACCAACGGCGACATCGACTACACCGTCGATGAGGACGGCAATGTCGTGGTTCCCGACTGCACCGTCGATTATGACATCGAGGTGATGTGATGTTGTACTCATGGGCGCTCATTGACCCGGACGGTCAGCGTCACGAGGTCGATGATCTGGCAAAGTGGAGCCAGGACAATGTAAAATTGTTTTTCCCGGATGCCGCACCGGACAACGCCGCAGCCCGGATCTCCGAGGGCGTCCAGATGCTGTGGTACGCGCTCAAACACCCGGAAAGGCCTCACGGGCTGCACACTTATAAAGGGTGGACGCTTGCAGAGCCTCCGCAGCCCAAGGCACCAAAGGCTAAAGAGCCCAAAAAGCCGCTTGCCGACCGGTTAATAGGCAAAACTTTTGGCGATCTCTCCATCGTCGGCACGGCACCGGCGAAGATCATGCCCAACGGATATAAATGCACAATGGTCGTCGTGCATTGCGCTCTTTGCGGCAATGACAGGATCATGTCCTACAACTCCTTAAAAATATCAAGGAGCTGCGGCTGCCAGCGAGGACGGCGCAGGAAAGACGGACTCGCCCCGCAGCCCGTCACGCCCTCCAGACAGCCTCCCTATGATCAGGCGCCTGCCGACCATAAAGGCAAATCACTAAAAAAGATCTGCGCTATCTGCGGCAAGCCTTTTTATGCCTCTCCCAGTGACGTAAACCAGCAATGCTGCTCAAAAAAATGCAGCGCTGCCCTACGGGTAAAAAATGGTCATATCAACAACGCTGCATGGTCGGATGAGGCAAAGGCCCGCCGGGCAGCAGACCCGGAGATCCAGGCACGTATGCAGACATTGCAATCCATAGGCACTTCGGCGGCTCTAGAGTTGCCCGCAGGTCAAAAAGGGCCACAAAATCGTGAGGCTCTTGTCTGGCGGTTGATCGACCCGGACGGCAACACTCACAAGGCAGTCAATCTGCTGGACTGGGCGCGTAAAAATCATCTGCTGTTTTTTGACGAGGATGTCCCGGAGGACGTTGCCGCAAAAAGGATCGCGGAGGGGTTTAATGCGATTGCCACATCGATTCGGGGGACTCGCTTAAAATCACGTCCGGTAACGAGTTATAAAGGGTGGCAGCTGGCCGGGCTTCCCACGCCCAAAATGACAGATGACGATAACTTTGATAATACGGAGGATACCATGCGCAAAAAAATCAACGGCTCTCGCTACGACACTGATACCGCCAAAAAGATGGCCCACTGGGAGTCCGATCAGGACTACACCAGCTTTACTCACTGCGAGGAGACACTTTACCACACCAAGGCAGGCAAATGGTTTATCCACGGCACCGGCAACGCGGCCACCGTGTACGCCGTCCGCCGCAGCGACGGATGGACGGCCCCCGGCGAGCAGATCGTGCCGCTCTCCGAAGAGGTCGCGCGAAGCTGGGCGCTCGAGCACCTTGGCGAGGAGCAGTGCGACGCCATCTTTGGCACCGGCAATGAGGACGCAAAGGATGTGCAGGCTACGGTCTACATCCCGGGCAAGCTGGCCGAAAAGATGGCAGCTCGGATAGATGCAGAGCAGTGCAGCCGAAACGAGCTCATCCTGCAGGCGCTGCGGGAATATCTCAAGTAAATAAGGATAGTCCTTAACCGGATGAAATCCGTGGACTATACACAATCGCGGAGGTTTTTATGGACACAATCAAAATCAAAAAAGCCGACCTAATCACCGAAGATGGCGTGAGCCATTACAACGAGTTCTGCACCACGTTGAGTGGAGAGCTCACCTCCATCCCGTCCCCGCTGAAGCCGGACCGGCAGCCGCTGGTAAATAGCATCTTCCCCGAGGGCCGGGTCTACTCCGTCACCCTGCGGGAAAATGGCGAGCTTGGCGCAGAGGCCACCGTCCGTTTCTCCACCTACGATGAGGCAAGGCGTTTCTTCGAGCGCGTCTCCATCCACTGCAAGACGGTCAGGGAAGCGCTGGCATAAGCAAACCCCCGATGCTCCAAACGGAACACCGGGGGTTTGCTTTAGGCAAAAAATCAAGATTTGTTAGTGTTATTATGCCATAAATCGTGCAAAAAAGCGGCAGACCCGAAAGCCTGCCGCTTTTTGAATTGTCAGAGCAGAAGCTCAAAACTAATTCAACTAACACGATTAGTATATCACACATCCAGCATTTTATCAATGCCTTTCAGGCGGTATGTAGTGCTTGCCATGATGGCTTCCTCTTAACTCATGCTTAAATCAACATTTTCGATTTCTGCACGGACTTCGAGTGCATGGAGATAATTTCCCATAGCCGCTTTTTGCTCTCTCAAAAGAGCCAAAGAACAGGACGGCGTAAAATTCAAAGTTCCGGCCTCGTACTGGATAGTCATGCGGTGCAGCTTTTCATAGCGGATTTTGGTCTGGTAATACTCCGCGCGAAAACGCTCCTTGTAATCGCTGCTGAGCATCATTTCGACAGTGCTTCTCAAATCCATGTATTATGCCTCCTTACTGTTTTTCCAGCGCCGCCCTTGCGCGGTCAAAGAAAAACTGGATCACGGCACCGATGGTCTCATCGGTGATGGCCCAGCTGATGAACCTGCCGTATTTGCTGGCGCTCAGAGCGGCGCGGAGCATCTTGACGACCCACGCCTTGCGCTCTGCGCCGCGTTTTGTCCCCTGAATCTCCTGCTCTGCCCGCTCGATGAGGTCCAGCACCAGCGGCTTTACCGCTGCGCCATAGCCCAGCCGGATGCAGCCCAGGGCGTAAAAGATAAAGCCGCCCAGCATCAGCACTGCCGCCACCGGGGCAGGGATAAGGTCAAAAAGCTTAGTTGCCAGTGCTTCCATGATTGGTCACTCCTTTTAACAGATAGTTGTCAATGTCGGTGCGGCTCTTCTGCATCCCCTCGCGGTTGTTGCCGGAGAGTTGGGCATCCAGCAGATTGCGCACCCCGTCGAGGGTCAGACGGCTCACCTCGTCGATTTCGTCAAAGCGGCGCAGGTCGCGGGCAAGGGCCTGCGTGTGTTGGAACTGAACCTGCTCTAAGGTGCCGATGCGCTTGTCCATCTCATCCAGCCGCTTATTCTGCACGTTGTCCGGCTCCTGCGCCTTTTTGATGTACTTGTGGATGATTTCCAGCACCTTGTCGATGGTGATGGCCGCAGCACACAGGCTGCCCAGGATGCCCAACACCCACAGCAAAGCTTCTTTTTCGGTCATTTGCCCTCCCGGAGACGGGTCAGGCCCTTCTTTCTGATGATACGGGGATAGTTGAGGGTGGTCACATTGAGATCTACATTGCCGGTGATGCCCGGCACACGGCCCTCACTGCTGTGCTGGTGAGCGTTGTAGTGGTAGCCGACAGCAGGGGTGTGCCCGGTGGTGTCAGACAGCCAAACGTCCCAGCGGTTTGCCAGACGGCCCATGTCCAGCTCCATGTTAGAGTAGTGGGTATAGGTGTAGAGCTGGGCGTAAAAGCCCATTTTCTCCACCTGTTCCAGCGCGTAGGCGACAAGGTTGGACAGGTCAAGCGTGGACAGCTGCTTGAGCTTGTTCTCCTCCACGTCCACGCAAACAGGGAGAGAAAACTCCTTGCCGTATACCGCCTGCCGCAGCAGGGAAAGCTCTGCATCTGCCATCGCCTCGCTGGTGGCGTAGGTGTAGTAGTAGACGCCCACGTCCAGCCCGGCAGCCCGGGCGTTACGGTAGTTGGTCTCAAAGGTCGGGTCGATATACAGGCCGTCCGACCGCTTGGAGAGCTTGTGATTGGTGCTCACCGTCTTGAGCATCGCCCCCTTGTAGCCCGCCGCTGCCACCTGCGCCCAGTCGATAAGGCCCTGATACCGGCTCACGTCGATGTACCGGTAGGGCGGGCCTCCCTCCCAGCCAGTGACGGCCTCTGCCTTGGGGGCTTGGGGTGCAGGCTCAGGCTCGCCGGTGTCCTGCTTGTCCCCCGGGCCAAAGAGGACCCGCACCAGCTTTTCCAACAGCTCCAGCAGCTTACCCATCGTAGTCCTCCCTCGTGATCTCTTTGTACTGCTCCGCGGTGATCTCGCCCTTGGCAACCCTCTTGCCAAGCTCCCGCTTGACTCCGGCACGGCGACTTGCGGGCATCTCTGCCCATTCCTTGGTACCGGCAATCAACCTGTTTGCCCAAATTTTATCCATATGCTACCTCCTTACTTGTTGACGGCGGCATCCAGCTCGCACAGCGAGTCCTCGATAGTCGCCAGCCGCTCCTGTGATGCCATGTCCTGTTCACACAGGGCGTCCTCGATCTCCGCGGCGGTCTTTGCCGCCTGTTCTGCCAGCGGGCCGGTCTTGTCGGTCATCCGGTAGTGGTGGTCGATTTCGTACCAGTCATAGCAGCGCCCCTCCGCGTCTTCCGCGCTGCGCAGCTTGCGGACGACCCGGAAACTGTCGGTGATGGTCTGGTCGGGATACTCCCGCTCGAGCTGGTGATAGCCGGTCAGGCTAGTGTGAGCGTCGCCGACGGTCTTGAGGACTTCTGCGCCGCCCTTTGTGCCAAAAACATAATCCACGTCAGGTTCTCCTTTCTCCGATGCTCTCGGACGACGTGCTTTAGGTCGCGGACGACCCGCTCTCCCCGAAACAGCCATTGATAGAGATGATAGTTGTTGCAGTGCCGGAGCTGCCCGAGGCGCGAGAGCAGGCTTGCTGCCGCTCTGGGCGTGATGGGCTTCCCCTGCCGCCTGCGCTTGCGATACCGCGCCAGCGCCAGCTTGATGTGCAGCAGATTCCGCTTGCGGGGGATGGTGTACCCTCTCCCGTACCGGTAGCCTACGGCGTCCGGCAGCCGCCCTTTCGCCCGCGCAAAGCCGCGCCGGGGCGAGGCAAGGGGCGTCTTCGGCTGCTTTTTCGCCACCGGGAACACCTGCCAGTCGCCCTTGAGTTTCAGATCGTGGGCGTTCAGCCAGCTCTCCACAAGGATGCGGAGTTTGCGCAGCTTGCGCTTGTTCGGCCCGAAAGCGGTCAGGTTGTCCATGTACCGGGCGTAATGCTTGCACAGCCCGCTCTCCCGGATGAGCTGGTCGAGGGGCTGTAAGACGGCGTTGGCGAACCACTGGGAGGTGTACGTCCCCAGCTTTACGCCGTCCCGGATGATGCGCCGGATCAGGTCGAGGATGCGCCGGTCCTTGTAGAGCTGCCGCATCCGGGCCATGACGACTTCCGGGGTCAGGCTGTCGTAAAAGTGGCGGATGTCTCCGCAAAACTCGTACTTCGTCCCCTTGCGGTCGTACTTCATCCAGCGCTGGACGGCGTTCTTTTCCCGGTGCGGCCCGCGCTCCCGGATGGAGCCGCAGCAGTAAAAATCCATTCCCTGCATCATCCTGGGCTGTAACACCTGGATGAGGGCGTGGTGGACGTACTGGTCGGGCCACTGGGCCGGTTCGCTGATGGTGCGCCATTTCCGGGCGTTGGCGTCCCACCGCTGGCTGACATGGGGATTTTTGGGCTCAAAGCCCTCCACCAGCATCCGCCGCAGGTCTTTTACCCGCTGCGGCTTGGTCTCTTCCACCCACGCCGTGCAGGTGTTGGGCTTGTGGCCTCCCTTCCAGTGGTGAGTGCGGTTCACTTCGTCGATGGCAAGCAGCAAATTGTCATCTGAGATTAACGTATCAAAGAGCTTTCCAGCTCTCTTCATTGGGATACCCTCCTTTTAGCTGTACGGACGTTCCAGCGCCCCTTGCGGGGTGTACTAGCCCGCTCCCAAAATGCCTATCTTCACCGTGGGGTGTGCGGCTGTCTGTGCCAAAATATATGAGGTTGGAAATATCAAAAAGGAAGCGGCAGCCGATGTTCCCGTTATAGTTCGACGCGGCGTTGTAGTTGACGTAGAACAAACCATAGTTGGAGTTGTGGCTATAGTTACCACCGACGTAGAGGCACGGGTTCGACGAGCTGAAGTTCCAGTTATCGCACGAGGCCTGAGAACAAAAAAAACACCGGCAATGCACAGACAGTCCCATATAAAGTTCAGCGCCTTACGGCGCGGTTATCTGCGGGGGCTGCGGCCCCCTCAGACTCCCCCGTTGGGGAGTTCCTGGAGGCGGCAGCCGATGTCCCCGCTAAAGTACGACGCGGCGTCGAAGCTGACGTAGAACAAACCATAGTTGGAGTAGTGGCCATAGTCACCACCGACGTAGAGGCACGGGCTCGACGAGCTGAAGTACCAGTCATCGCACGAGTACGTTGCGTCATTACCGGACGCGGATGTGGGGATAAACATCGGGAAGCCGCCGTTTGTCTTGACCTTGAATGCGGACGGCCAGCCATTGGACGGAACGCCGACCGCCGTGCCATTGCTGCTGTCGCTGAACTCGGAGGGATTCAAGATGATGTTCAGGCCGTTGCCGTTGTTGTAGCAGCCATCGCACCAGTCAAACACGTTATCCCACAGGCCCTCGATGTTGCGGTACTGCGTGCCGCCGTAGGTGGCCCGGCTGCTCTGATCGGTGCCGGTGTGGTAGGGCATCGAGTCGGTGTAGCCCATTGCGAAGGTGTTGCTGTTCGGACTGCATCCATAGCCGATTTTCGCCTGACTGTTCCAGTCGGCGAACTCGACGATGTACAGCAGCCAGAGCGTAAACCGCATTGTAAAATCGCTCTGCCAGATGGTCGAGCCGAGATTGTGGATGCCTGAGCGGGCCGAAGAGCGGGTCATGTTCACCCTGGGGCTGCCGGTGCCGCTCTTATAGGTGCCGTTGCAGTGGTATCTGCCGATGTACACCACGTCCCGCTCACCGTGACCGTCGCCTCTGTCCATGTGGGCAGGGCTGACGCTGTAGCCCTCCACCGCGCGGTCGGCGATCTGGATGGTCATGCCAGCGCCATTTTGCTCCAGCTTATACCAGAATTTGGGGATAGACACCATCGTGCCGCCGGTGCGCTCACTCTTTACCATGCCCGCCCAGGGCTGCAAGTTGTCAAAAGGACTGCCATAGCTGCTTGCGCCCGCGACATACGGCACAGGGTCGGTAAACTCCGCTGCCTCGTCGGTGCGGCTCCATCGGGTGGTGCTGGTGCCATCCCAGCTCGCGCCGTAGATGTGGACGTAGGAGAGGGTCAGCGGGTAGTCCTTGTATTCCGTGACCTCCACGCTATCAGTAGCGGTCTGTCCGTCCAGAGTAGCCGTCACGCTCCATGTACCATCGATGGGCAGATACAGTTTGATGCTCCCGCTCTCCGGCACCGTGCCGGAGACGGTCTTGTCTCCGCACTGGGCGGTGACGGCACTGCCCGCCTTGACCGTCACGGTCAGGGTGTAGTAGGTCAGAGTCAGAGTCTTGGTGCGGCAATACTCCGCCTGCATTGTCTCCGTGGCCACGCCGGTGCCGAGCGTGGCGGTGACCTCCCACTCGCCGTCGTGGGGCAGGGCCGCAGAAAAGCTGCCGTCGGCCGCCACGCCGCTCACGCTCTTCTCGCCGTCCGAGAGGACGATGGAGCTGCCCGCTTCGGTCTGCACCACCACCCGGGGCAGCACGATGCCGCCCACCGCCGCCGCGTCCGCCGCCGCGCCGGAGATGGTGAGGGTAGGATCCACCCTCACGCCGCTCCCCGCCACCGGCCCGGCCACCGCAGCGCCGCCCGCTTCGCCCAGCAGCGTTACCTGCACCCGGATGTCTCCGGAGGGCTTCGCCCTGGCGTAAAAGCGGACAAAGCCGTCCCGCGCCTCGCAGTAGGCTGGGCATCCCGCTTCCTGCGCCGCTGCGCCGTAGCTGCCCGGGTAGGATCCGAGAGCTACGTAGCCGGTCTTCGCTTCCGGCACCGGGGCGGCCTGCATCAGGGGCCACGTTCCTTCCGCTTCCTCCCAGCTCTCCGGCGTCAGGGTCACAAGTCGGCTTCCCCGGTATCCGGCCCCGTCGCCCGCAAGGCCCGGGTACAGCACTTCGCCTGCGCTGTTGTAGATAGGTTCACTCATTCTTTTACCTCCGCTTTTGCCGTGACGACCACATTTCCGGTCACGGCGTCGATGTTCACGCAGCCCTCTTCGGCATTCCACGCCGTTTTCGTAATGTCCTCGCTGCCCATCTTCACGCTCACCTCGGTCAGGGTGTACCCGCTCTCGGCGGTCAGGGCGGCTTTGTAGGCCCGGCCCTTGGCCACCACGACGGCGGTCTGGTCGGTGGTCACATGGCTCAGCCGGTTCACCACGCTGCACCACACCAGCGCCTGGCTCACCGTCACGCTGCATTCGGCCTTTGCGCCGCCTGCCGTGGCGCTGATGACTGCGCTGCCCTCGGCCACGCCCCGCACGATGCCGCCGCTCACGGTGGCCACGTCCTCCCGGCTGCTCTGCCACACCACGGTGCGGTCGTCGGCGTTCTCGGGCCGCACGGTGGCCGTCAGCCTGGCCGTGCCGTCCACGCTCAGCTCAAGGGTGCTGCGATCCAGCGTCACGCTGCTCACCGGTACCCTCGCCGCCTTTACAGTCACGGTGCAGCTGGCCGTCTTGCCGCCCACGCTGGCCCGGATGATGGCCGCGCCGGCGGCGCGGGCCGTCACCACGCCGCTGTCCACCACGGCAGCCTCTTCGTTGGAGCTGGTCCATACGATGCTGCTCTGGGGGATGCTGGTGGGCAGCACCGTAGCCGTCAGGGTGGCGGTCCTGCCCTCCGTCAGCTCCAGCGTCCCGGCGCTCAGCATCAGGCTGGCGGCTCTCAGGCCGTCCTCGGCCACCGTTACGCTGCACGCCGCCTTCACGCCGCCCGCAACGGCCGCGATCTCCGTTGTTCCGGCGCAGATGGCCACCACCTCGCCCCCGGTCACGCTGGCGGTCTCCGGGTCGGCGCTGTACCACACCACAGCCTGATCAGCGTTCTCCGGGCTGACTGTGGCCGTCAGGGCCGCAGTCTCCCCCGGCTTCAGCGCCAGGGTGGTCTGGCTCAGGGTCACAGCCTCTACCGGCACCTCTGCCTCCCGCACCCGCACGGCACAGCAGGCGTATTTCCCGCCGCTGGCGGCGAGGACGGCCGCAGCGCCCGGCTTTTTGGCCGTCACGGTGCCGTTGCTCACCTCGGCCACGGTCTCGTCGCTGCTCAGCCACGCCACGTCGCCCTCCGGGTCGGCGGCCGCGTCCAGCGCTGCCGTCTCGCCCGCCGTCAGGGTCAGGGCGTCTTCGCTCAGGGTCACCCGCTCCACCGTCGGCCTCACCAGTACGGCGCATTCCGCGCTGCATCCGTCCGCCCGCGCCGTGATCCGCGCTCCGCCGGGAGCCTTTGCCGTGATCACGCCGTCCGCTACTGCGGCCACTCCCTCGTCGCTGCTCTCCCACAGCACGGTCTGCTCGGTGGCGTCCTCGGGGCTGATCCGGACCCCCAGCGCCGTCCGCTCTCCCGCATACAGGGTCAGGCTGTCCCGGGTCAGCCGCACGGCCTCCACCGGCACCTCGGCCCATACCCCGCTCAGCTGGTCCAGCAGGGTGTCGGCGGTCCTGGTCTGGTAGGCAGCTTCCCGCAGCAGTCTCATCAGCAGGCGTCGCTCTTCCTTTTTCGGGGCAAGGTTCGCCGCCCGGTTCGCTGCCTGAGTGGCAGCGGTGCAGGCGTCCAGTGTCTCGTTTGCCGCGCCCAGTGCGCTGGCCGCGCTCGCCGCCGCTGCTGTGATGTCCGCCTGCGTCTTTGCCGCCGCAAGGGCGGCGGCGCTCTCGGCGTCCTCGGCGCTCATCCGCTCCTTCTGGGTGGCGGCCGCGCCTTTCTGGGCGGCATCCATCGCCGCCTGCGCCGTCTTGGCCGCGTCCTTTGCGGCTGCACCCTCGTTCATGGCCGTGTTCACGGCCTGCTGCACCAGCGCCACAAACTGGGCGTATACGCTGGGGTCGATGTCCTCCACCGTACCCGACAGCCCAATGGTCTCGTAGCAGTCGTATTTCGCCGGGCAGCTCATGGCCGTGTAGCCGTCCGCGCTCTGGGCCAGCAGCATCCACAGCCCCTGCCGGGCAGCGGTAAAGCGGTGGTCGATGGTCACTTCCCGGCTCTCGTCCAGCAGCACCGGCTGGGGCAGCGTGCCGCCGTCCTGCTCGATGTGCAGGGTCACGGCCATCCCGTCCCACTCCTCCGGCAGCGCGAAGCTCAGGCTGGCCACGCCCGCCGTTCCTACGCCGCCCAGGTGCAGCACCCCCGGCTCGGCCCGCCAGCCCATCCCGCCGAATCGGTCCTTGATGATCCTTACTTTCATGTCTTCACCTCGTTCTTTATCCAGCCTACCACGCCCCCTGCTTCAAAACTACTGCGGACTTTCCCAAGGCATACAAACAAAAAGGGCAGACGCCCCGGTCCATCGCCGGGGCGTCTGCCTTTATCTTATTTCACCTCATCCCACCAGTTCTTCTCGTCCTTCGCCTTCTCGGCCTTCTTGTCCGCAGCGCTCACCCACTGTGCAAAGTTCTTTTTCTCGTACAGCGGGTTCCTGTCTCCGTCCTCGAGGGCCAACAGCTTCTTTTCCAGCCGTTCCCGGTCGCCGTCGTTTCCGGCCAGATACTCTTCCTTCACGGCGTCGGTGATCTTGGTCTTGATGCTGTCCTTATCCTTGCCTGCGGTCAGCAGCCGGTTTATTTCGGTCTGTACGTCCTTCGCCCGGCCATTTTCCACTTCGTCCAGCAGTGCGTCGTATACGCCGCCGTCCTTGCTGCCTGCCAGCAGTTCGTCCGCCTTGCCGTCCACCGCCTTGTTCACAAGGTCGATGAGCTGCGCCCGCCGGGCTGCGTCTGCCTTGCCCTTGGCTCTGTCCGTCGCGGGGGCGACGCCCAGCCCCTCCCGCAGCTTCTCGAATACGGCCTGCCGGGCCTTTTCCTCCGCCCGGGTCTTTCCCGCGTTCCGGGCCTTGGCCGCCTCCAGCACGTCGGTGTCGTACTGCTTCAGCCGGGTCTTGAGCTGGCTGTCCACCTTGTCCGTCTTGCCCATCTGCTCCAGCTTTTTCATCGCCGCAGCAGCCTCTTCCTGGTCCCTGCTCTGGATGGCGTTGTACAGCCGGTCGTACTGCCCGGTGGCCGAAGAGGGTGTCGAGCTGAAGCTAAATCCTTCGCCCCGGCCGATGGCCTGTGCGTCCTCCCAGTAGCCCTCGAAAGCCTGCATCATCTTTCGGATGTTCGCCGCCGGGACGCCGTAGAGCTCAAGGCCGCACTGGATGTCCTTCAGCACCGCCTTGTTCAGTTTCTGGTGGTGTGCCGTCAGCTCTTCCTCGGTCATCTCGCTGGTGTCCGTCCGCAGCAGCTTGGCGGTCTTGGTAAAGGCGGCAAACAGATCGTTCACCGCGCTGATGTTGGTGGCGCTCACCACGTCGTAGTCCGCGCCGCTTGCGGCGTTCGAGATGACGCTGTAGATCTCCGAGCCGTACAAAAAGTTTCCGGCCGCGCTCTCGGTGTACAGGTCGAAAAACCGCTTGCCCACGCTGGCCGCCGTGATGTCGCCGTTCTTGTCCTGCTCCTTGTCCCACCGGTGGAGCAAAAAGTCCGCGCCGATCTTCATCAGGGCAAACACGGCCGTCTGCACCACCTGGCTTGCCGCCGCCCGGCGCAGGCCCTGTCCGGCCCGCTGTACCTCGGCTTTGTTTTCCGCGCTCTGGTCGGCAGCATACCGGGCTTTCTGGGCCTTGTAGTCGCCCACCGCGTCCGCCAGGATGCCGTAGTTCTGGAAGCGCTGGGTGGTAAACATGGTCAGCGTCTTTACAAACTCGTTGTCGCTGCGCTGGATGCCCGCCCGCTGCATGGTGGTGTAGTTGGGCTGGGTCTCCTCGATGACTCGCTGGTACATCTTGTTTACAGCTTCCCAGTAGGCTTCGCTGCCCTTCTCCGCAGCGCCCTCGCCAAACTCCGCTGCGTGGCGCTCCACATACCGCTTCGCGCCCTCCCACAGCGCCGCCACCGTGACTTCGTCCATGCCGGTGATCCAGCCGGTCACGGCAGGCATGGCCTCCGAGGCTTTGGCCACAAGGTTTTTGTGCGCGCCGATGGAGCTCATCTCGCCCCGCTTCGTTCCCCGCAGGCGGTATTGCAGCAGAGCGTCTCCGTGCTGGCGGATCTCCGCCTCCAGCGCCGCCCGCTGCTTGCCCGAGAAGTTCTTTACGAAGGGCAGCACCGCTGCCATGGTGTCTGCTCCCAGCACAGCACCCGCCGTGGGCAGACTGGCCGCCTGCGCGATGGCCACGCCCGGGTTCACGGTCAGGATGGCCCCGGCGTAGTTGCCCCGCATCCTATCCAGCGCCCGGCTCATGGTGCTGCTGCGGTGCCGCTGCCTGGTCTGTAAGTCGGTCAGCAGGTCATTGATGTAGCTTACCGTCTCCCCGCCCCACTTCTCGCCGATGATCTTGTCCTTCAGCACACCGATGCCCTCCGCCGTCTCCACGGTACTGTTCAGCACCCGCTGCACGTCCCGGATGGGGGCCGCAAGGCCCGCATAGGCTGCCGTGTCCCGCAGACTCCGCTTCACCACGTTCTGGCACTCTTCCAGCAAAATGGGCTTGTCGCTCTTCACGCGCTCCTTCAAAAAGCCCCGGCCTTCAATGGTGGCATCCATCTTCACGCCCTCGATCTCCGTCGCCAGCGTGCTCCGGTCTACCGCGATGGGGTAGTAGTTCTTCACGGTGGCCCGGTCATAGCCCAGCAGCTTCATGCTGGTCTCGTTGATGAGGTTCGTGGTGTACCGCCCGAAAAAGTCCTTCATGTCCTCGCACCATGCCCGGTCATAGTCCGTCATGGCGTCCTGTACCGTCTGCAAAATGGTGTCGGCCATGGGGACGCCGTCGGCGCCCACCAGCGTCCCCAGCATCACGGTCTGGCTGCGCTGGTAGGCCCTCTCGATGTTGCCCTTGGCGTACTGGACAGCGTCCGGCAGGGTCAGACCGCCGGTCATCAGGTGGTGGCGGCTGTCCTCGTTGCGCAGCAGCATGTACAGGCTGCACAGCTGTGCGTGGTTCAGCGGCACGGCATTGCCCTTGCTGTCCTTCAGGCCGATGTCCACCAGCTCCGCCCCCGGCCCGGCAAAAGCTTCCACCTCTTTCAGGTGTTCCTTGCCGGTCACGTTGGCAAACAGGCTTTCGCCTTCCACGAGGATCTCCGTCTGCCGCCGCTGTCCGTCGTTCAGCATCTGCCCCAGCTTCTCCATCTGGCCGTTCTTGGTGTAGCCGCCCAGACGCCGGAACATTCTTGTGCCGCCCAGCATGTCCAGCTGGTAGCGGTTCATCGCGCCCTTCGCCTTTTCAAATTTTTCCCCGAAGCCGTTGCCCTCGGAGTTCAGCACCTCGTGGGCGGCCTTCATGGTCATGCCGTCCACCTCTTCCGCCCTCGCAAGGCTTAGGGTCTTGTTTTCCGTCCGGATCATGTGCAGGGTGCTGGCCGTGATGGCCTTCAGCATCCGCAGTTGGTCCACCGTCATGGGCAGATAGGTGCGGTTCTCCGTCTCCCGGATGCGCCGGCGCAGCCGGTCCCGCAGCTGTTCGGCCTTGTCGCCGTCCGGCAGAGCCTTGGCTTCTTCCAGCTGCTTGTTCAGCCGGTCCAGCTTTGCCTGCTTGCTGGCGTTCATGTCGTCCCGCAGCATCTGGATGAGGTTTTCCACGCCGCTGTTCTCCCAGTCGGCGTGGATGCCGGCGTCCATCTCTCCGCTGCGCCGGATGCTGTCCTGCAGGGCGGTCAGCTTGGCCACGGCGTTGTTGTTCAGCACCGTCATGTCTGCCAGCTTCGCCACCTCGGCGGCCTGCACGATGAGGCTCTTCTGCACATATTTCCCGGGCTTCGGCCGCAGCACCATCTGGTTGAGCTGGGCGGCGTTGTTCCGGATGCTCCGCTTCAGCTCGTCCGCCTTTCTGCCGTCCCGGGCCTTCTGTACCCGCTTTTCGGCCAGCGCCTTGGCCACGGCCACGTCTTCGTCCCGCTGCTGCCTGGCCGCGTCAATGGCGATCGCATTCCGCTGGGCCTGCTTCTGCTGCCACGCATCCGCCTTGCGCTGGTTTTCTTCCTCCCACTCCATGATCTCCCGCTCCTGTACGATGAGCTGATATTCTGCCCGGTCGGCCCGTTTCTGCTCACCGGCCACCTGTCGGGAGAGGTCGTTGATCTGCGCGCGCATCTGCTGCCGCTCCAGCTTTATCTCGTCCAGCATCTCCTGCCGGGCCTGCTTCATCCGGTTCTTTTCGGCCTTCCATTCCCGCTCATAGGCTTCCCGCAGAGCGGTCATCTTCTCGTCGAGCCCCGCCGCCGTGCTCACCTGTGCGCCCAGCGTTTCCAGATTCTCGTTGAGCTGTCGTTCCGCCCGGCTCACGCTCTTGGCCTCGGCGCTCTGGCTGCGGCTGTTTTCCCGCATCCGGTCGGCAAAAGCCTTCCGCTGGGCCTGCTGCACGCTCTTCAGCCCCTTCGTCACCTCAGCCGCCCGCTCCTCGCTTCCGGCGGCCATTGCGGCCACCTCCCGGTTGTGCTTCAGGATGCCCTCGAAGACGGCCTCCGCGTCGGTCATCTCCGGGTGGCTCATGATGTCGCCGATCATCCGGCCCGCCAGCTCCACCTTGGCGTCCTCGTATTCGGCGGCGTCTGCAAACCGGCTCATCATCCTGGGCTTGATGGCGTCGTGTACGTTCATCAGCACGTCGAGCCACTCCGTGCTCTCCATGCTGGCTGCGCCCGCCACCCCCGCTTCCTGTGCCGCCGAGCGGAAGAGGGCCGCAGCACTCTCCTTCACACCGCCCACGGCCCGGGTGTCGTTCACGATGGCCTCGTACTGCTCCGCCGGGTTGCCGTCCCGGTATCCCTCCGCCTGCCGCAGCTTCCCGCCGTGGCGCCGGGCCTCGGCCACCGCCTCTGTCCAGCTTCCGTACCGCTTCACAAGCTCCGCCTTGGCCTTGCCGTTCTTGTCCACCGTGTAGGTCAGGTCGTGCAGGTCGGGGTATTCGTCCCACAGCTCCGTGTTCCGGTAGGTGGCCTCGTCCAGCACTTCGCCCGCCAGTGTCTCGGCCAGTCCCTGGGCCTTGGCCATGTCCGCGCTCTCCGAGCGCAGATACTCCACCAGCGCCCGGGTCTCGTTTGCCAGCTTCGCCCGGTCGGCCCGGCTGCCGTTGGTCTTGGTCCACCGGATGGCCAGGCTTTCGAGGGCGGCGTCCGAGAGCCGGGTGTTCTTCGTCAGACCAAAAAACTGGTTCAGGGTGTCAAAGGCTGCTGCTTTCTCCGCCAGTACCCGGCTTGCCTGCCGCTGCTGGTTCTGCTTCGCCTCCCGGTCGGCCTGTTCGGCCCGCTGGTAGCGGAATCGCGCCAGCTCACTCTCTGCCGGGAGTTCCCCGGTCTTGTAGTATTCCTGAATCTCTCTTACGACCTTGTCGGCATCCACCTTCCCGCTGTACTCCTTGCTGGCAGCCACCCGCCCGTCGGCGGTGGAGATGTCGAGGGTGAACTGCCGTTTCTCGCTGCCCAGCTGCTCCACCATCGTGCGGATCTGTCTCAGCTGCTGTTCGGTCGGCGGGGTCTTTGCCGCAATGTCAACGCCCGGGGCCTCAGCCATCACACGCACATTGCCATCCGTCAGAAACTTGTTCAGGGCCTCCGTGCCGTTGGATACCTCCGCCGGGCCGAACACGTCCAGTATTTCTCTGTGGTCGGTGTCCCGGGTGCCGTCATTCTGCGCAAAATTCAGCATCCGGCCATCAGGCAGGATGTATCCCGCCCGTTCAAAACGGTCTGTCGTTCCAAACTGCTCCACGGCCAACTTCCGGCGGTACTCAGGCTTTCCGCCCGCCGCCTTGGCCTTGGCATCATACGCCTTCTGCTGCTCCTGCTTCACGACCTTTCGGGCGTTTTCCACTTCTGCCTGCGCCTGCCGCAGCTTATCGTTCACTTCGCCGATGCGGCTTTCCAGCTCTGCACCGCGCCGGTTGAACTCCTTGCGCTTTTCCAGATAGCTTTGATACTCTTCGCTGGCCCTGAATGCCTTGCCCTTTTCCGAGAACAGGCCATAGGCTTTTTTCTTTTCTTCGATAGCCTGCACTTCGTTGCTTTCCTGCCAGTTTGCGCGCTCTTCCTTCAGGGCGCGGCGCTGACGTTCCAGCTCCCGACTTTCTTTCTGAAGCTCACTCTGGTTTCGCCCGGACTCGCTCAGCTGGAATCTCACCCCCTTCTTTTCCGCCGCGCTCTCAGTCTTGAGGGCTGCGGCGTTTTCTTTTGCCGCCCGCAGGTTGTCCATGGCCTTTTCTGCATGGGCGAAATACTCGTCCTGTAAGGTGCGCTTCTCGGCCTCGGCCAGACGCTTTGCCTTCAGGGCGGCGCGGTCGTCCGGGTCGATGGCCAATACTTCCTTGGCCCGGCTGATGAGGCCGTCCAGCATCTGCCGCACCTGCTCCATCACCTTGCGGATGGCGCCGCTCTTGCCTGCGTTCTTCTCTGCCTGCCCGCGCTGGAACGTCACCCAGCGCTTGAAGCTCTCCTCGCTGTCAAAGATGCCTCGCCATGCGTCGGCCACCAGCTCTTCCGCTGCCTGCTCGTAAGTCAGGCTCTGGGTGCTGTAGTCCTCCAGCTTTGCCCGGATCATCTCGTCCAGGCTTTCGTAGCCGCTGCTCTTGGCCAGATATTCCAGCGCGTGCTCCTGCAAAGTCCTTGCGCCCTCGGCGTCCAGCGCGTTGTACCAGTGGTAGTCCTCGTGCAGCACCGTGCCGAAGATGTCCTGCGCACTGTCGCCGAAGAAGATCCGGGCCGTCTCGGTGTCCACATAGGCCCTGATGCTCCGGTCGTTCTGCAGCACATCCCTCAGCACAGCATCCGTGCCGGTGGCCGCGGCGTTCAGGCTGATGATCTGGCTGGCCGGGTCGCTCTCCTGCCGCATCGTACCCTTGGCGTATACCTCGCCCCTGCCGCTGGTGCTCTCGCTGCCAAGCGCGCCGCCCAGTTCGGTCATCTTTTCGGCATACAGCATCCGTTCGCCCTTGCCCTGGGTGTAGGCGATCTCAAGGGCCGTCCGGCCGGCGTCGGTGCTCAGGATATAATTGATGTCCGCCGCCGTGCCGCTCATGCTGCCCGCCAGCTCCAGCGCCTGCGCAAAGGTGGCAGCGCCGCTCCGGCCCAGCCGGTACAGCGGCGACGCTGCGGCCGCATACCGGTCGGCGTCCACCCTGTCCGGCATATTTTTGCTGATGGTCTCGGCTGCCTTGTCCGTCACCCGCCAGCCTTCCAGCGCCCGCTGCACCTCGGCCTCCCGCTGTGTTTTCGGCGCTTCCGGCCGGAGTCCCAGAGTCTCCCGCAGCGGAGCGTTCTCGTAGCTGTCGGTTTCAGCTGCGGCGGCAGTCGCTTCACGCACGTTGCCCGGTGCAGCCATTTCCGGCACGACATCGGCGGTTTCTGCGGGAGTGTCCTGTACTGCCTGCGGCACATCCACAGCTTCGCCGGGCAGCTCTGCTCTCTGTGCAGCAGGCGCTGCTTCGCTTTTTACGTTCTGCCGTGCGGCGACCTCCCGCAGCGTCCGGCGGGTCGCAGCCGCAGTGTCGGGCAGCGTCACGCCGTAAGCCCGCTCAAAGGCCGCACGGTTTTCCCGGTTCTCGGCGTTCGGCGTAAACAGCCCGATGGTCTTGCCCGTCAGGCTGTTGCTCGCCGCCACTTCGGCAAACTGCCGCACCGCCGGGTTTTCCGACTGCGCAGCAGCCTCGTTTACGCTGCTGTTTACTCCTTCCGTCTGCGCCTGCGGCGCATCCGCCCGCTGCATACTTTCAGTGGAGCTCCGCTCTCGCGCCGCGTCAGCCGACGGGAACAGTGAGAGGTTTTCTTCCCGCCCGCTGATGTTTTCAGTGGCCGCAGGTGCAGCCTGGCTGAGAGGTTCTCCCCCTGCCAGCGCTCTATCAGCAGATCTATCCGCAGCCGGCTGAGAGGGCTCCGCCGCCCGGGCCTCCCACTCCTTCTGCTGGGCAGCGGCCCGCTTCATCCGGTCCATCTGGTCATAATGCTCTGTCTGTCCCAGCAGGCTTGCGTCTCCTCCGTTCAGCTTTGCCAGCCCCGTGCCGACAGCGCCGCCCAACGCACCGGACGCGCCGCCGGAAAGTCCGCTTTCCAGCGCGGTGAGGAAGGTGTCTTTGCTGAAGAGGTTCTTCGCCGCCTCGCTGTCCCCCAGCGCAGCGTCGATGGCCATGTCCGCATAGGTCTCCGCAAAGGCCTGCATCGAGTTGTCGATGCCGCCCGAGATGGCCGCAGCCACCGCCGGGTAGCGCTGCGCCAGCTCCGAGCTGCCCGCCAGCCCCCGCACCCAGTCCGCGATCTGCCCCGCCAGCGTGTCCTTCGCGTAGTCCGAGCCCATGGTCTTTGCAAGGTCGGCTGCGCCCACCGAGTTGATGGCCCATCCCGCGCCGAACTTGGCGAGGCCGCCGCCCAATGCCTTACCGGCGCTCTCGCCCTTCTCTGCGCTCTGGCCCATGGCCTCTGCCGCTCCCTGTGCGCTCAGGACGGGCAGCACTGCCGCCGGGTTCACACCCGCCACGGCCAGGTTCTCCGCTGCGCTGGTCACGGCTCCCGCCACGGCCCGCTGGGTCGGGCTCAGGCCGCTCTGGGCCGCAGCCGTCAGCCGCTGCCCGCGGTCGTAGAGCTGGTAGCCCACGCTCTGGTTCTTGTCGATGCCGTCGCTCACTTCCAACCCCGCCAGCTTCTGGCGCATCTCCCGGATCTCCTTGGAGTTGTACCCCATCGAGATGAGCTCCCGGTTCCGGCTCTCCGGCCAGGTGGGGTTATAATCCATGTCCACGTCGGTCAAAAGGTCGAAAAGGCTCTGGGCGTGTTCGTTGCCCTTTATCTCCTGCTCCACCTGTTTCCAGTTCTTCAGGGTGGCGTCAATGTTCTTTCCCGCCTGTACGCCGTACTCCGCGCCCAGCACCGGGGCGGCGGCCACCGTGTCCGTGATGCCGCCGATGGTGTTCGCCGCCCGGCGCGCATACCGCTGCCATGCTGGGATGGCGTCCAGCGCAGCGTTCATCTTCCGGGCCTCGTCGATCTGCGCCTGTGTCCAGCCGCCCTTCTTAATCAGGTCGGCGTCCGTGTACGCGCCGTGGGTGCTGTCCACCCGCCGCACCGCGTCGGCCAGATTCTTGTTGTCCCCGGTGTCCAGCCACTGGTTGATCCGGTCAAACTCGTCCGGTACACTGTCCTTGGCAAAGCTGGCTCTCAGCTCCTGCGCCGGGCCGCTGCCGTAGGCCATGGCCCCGCTGCCCACGTTCTCCAGCACGTTCCCGCTCTTTGCAGGTACGCCCCACTTCTGCCCCATGTCCAGCGCCCTTTCTGTGGGGTTTCCTTTAAGAAGGGCTCCCCTGATAGGGGAGCTCCGTTCTCGCGCGGCGTCAGCCGACGGGAACGGTGAGAGGTTTTCTTTCCGCCCGCTGATGTTTTCCGTGGCTGTGGGCGAAGCTGCCTGAGAGGGCTCGTTCCTCGCATCCACCTCCCCCATGTCGCTTATGTGCCGCTCGGTGTACCGCTGCAAGGCATCTGCATAGATGTTGCTTTTGGGCGGCACTGTGCTCGATGCAGTGGACGGATTCGGCGTCTTGGTGCGGATAGCTCTCACCTTTTCCGCCGTCCACCCAGAGCTTTCTGCCGCCTTCGACGGGTTGCTTTCTCTCATCGCCTTAACTTTTTCTGCTGTCCACGCCATCAGTCCTTCACCCCCGCTTTCTCAAGCGCTCTTGCGATTTCGTTATCACTGTACCCGTTCTGGCTCATATTGTTCATGATAGCCCACGCGCTATAACCTTTTTTCGCATAGTTCTTTGCCAGCATTGCCGCCATATCTACGCCGCCGCTCTGGCTTGCACTCTGGTCGTTCGCAGTATCTGCATCGAGCCACCCATTATCCGTTAAGGTCTTCTTGTAAAAATCGTACAGCGGCTCATTTCCCTTCATAGAGGAAAATGTCTTTGCCATACTTTGCAGCTCGCTGTTCGTCCAGCTGCTCCCGCTGCTTTTCGTTCCTCCGCTCCTTCTGCCCGAAGAGCCGCCCGAGCTCCCTGCGCTCTTTTTCGCCAGCGTCGTTGCAAGCTGCCGTCCTGCGATCGTCCTGTAATCTCCCACAGAGTTCGGATCCAGGCCGTACAGTTCCAGCACCGCCCGTGCAGCCTCGTCGCTGCCGCCGCCTGCCAGCCCGGCTGCGGTCGTGAGCGCACCCGCCTTGTCTGCGCGGGTGATGGGTGCGCCGCTGTAATTGTCGAAGATTCCAGTGTCCAGACCATACCGGCCCAGCACGGCGTTCGCGGCATCGCCCGCTCCCTGCTGGTACAGGTTGAACGCCTGCTCGTAGGCATTCAGTGCATCGCTCTGGCCGGTGCGCTCTTTGTTGTACTCCCACTGTTCCCGGGCAAACTCGTTTTCCCACTGCTGCTGGGTGTAGCCCTTGTAGGTGTCGTAGGCCGTCAGACCGGCTCTGCCTACACTCTTCGCCATCTCCCACAGGTTCGAGAGGAAATCGCTCTTCTCCTGCGCCGCCTGGTCTGCCCGGCTCTTCTTGTAGTCCCGCCAGTCCTGCGCGTTGGCCACAGCCCCCTGATGCTCCGCCGCCTCGAGACTGTCCTGATTCTGCAGCGCACTCAGCAGCCCCGAGAGGCCGTTCTGCTTCAGCTGGTACATGGTCAGGGCCTTGTCCCGCAGTCCGGCCAGCCCGTCGTCTACCTTCGCCATGGCCTGCTGGTAGCCCTGCTGGGCCACACTGTTTGCGTAGCTCGAGCCGTACCCGCCGCTCAGCGCGGCAGCGCCCGCAGCGGCGTTCTCAGCCGCCGCCCTGGCATTCGCCTGCGCGCCCGCGCGGTACTGCCGGTAGAGGTCGCTGTCCGTGCCTACATCGTAGCCCGCATTGCTGGCCGCGCCCATGCTGTCCAGCGCCTCGTTGATTCGGTCGGTGTAGTTGCTCTGGTACGCCCCCGGCATCGCGTTCTCCGCGTCCTTCTGCGCCGCCTGCGCGTCCTTGTATCTCTTAAAAACTCCCATTTCTCAAATCCTTTCTCCTTTCACAGCAAAAACGGCAGCAGGCTTGCGGCAACGCTCAGGATGGTTCCAAAGAGGCCCGTCCCCCGGCTCTTCTTCGCCTGGCTTTCGCTGGCCGCCTGATTGTACGCGCTCTGATAGTAGTTGCGCTGGTTCTCCCAGTTCTGGTAGTTTGTCTGGTACTTCTCGTAGTCCTGTGCCTCAGCCTGCTGGTAGCCGCTCAGCTGGCTCTGCAGGTCGCTCTTTTTCTGGGTGTACTGGTTCAGCGCTTGGCTGTACAGGCTGTTGGTGGCGCTACTCAGGCCCGCCATGGCGTTCTGGTAGGCGCTCTGGCCCGCCTGGGTGCCGTAGCTGGAGCCGTACCCGCCCGAGATGGCGCTGGCGTTGGCCTGGGCGTTCTCGTTGGCCAGCTTCGCCTGCCGGGTGTAGCTGTTCTTATACTGCTCGTAGGCCGCATCCCGGGTGGGGTCGTAGCTAAAATCCTTCATCCCGTCCAGCTTGCCCATCACGCCGTCGATCTTGTCCTTGTACTGGCTGGTGTAGCTTTCCGGCTTCTTCGCCTCCCACTCCTCCAGCTGCGCTCTCGCATTGCTCAAACTGCTCATAGTTCATATCCTCCTGTCCTCGTAAGCGAGGCCCGCTCTTTTGCGCCCTGTCTGGCCTCAGATGTCCAGCTCAGACCTGTCCGACCTGCCAATGGCTCGCCCTTTGGGAGAGCTGGCGCGTCAGCGCCTGAGAGGGCTATTTCAGCTTCTCCTGTAAGTCCCCCGAGAGGTTCTCGGTGTCAATGTTGCTCAAAATATATTCCAGCTGCTCCTGCATCTGGTACAGATAATTCCTCAGCTCCCGGGCGCTGGCCGTATCCAGCCCGTCCAGCCTCGGCATGGAGATCTTCGAAAGCCCTACGATACTAGCCACGTCTCGGCACACCTCCGTTCACTCTTCCGCCCTCGCTGCTGCTCAGCGTCATGGCGATGCTCCTCACTGCGATCTGCCCTTTTCCGGTCAGACGCAGCCGCATGGTGTCGTGCCGGGTCGGGACGAAGGGCAGATTCACCCGCACACGCTTCCCTGCGGTATCCACCCGGCCCACCTCCTGCCACTCGCCGCCGTCGAAGCTGGCCCACAGCGTCACCACGGTCCGCTCCATGGCGTCCAGCCGCACCGTCACCCGGCTGCAATACTTGTCGTCCGGGTCTCCGAGTCCGATGTCTCCGGTCACAGCCTCATATTCCACCGTGTCCTCTTCGCCGCCGGCTTCCCGGCTCCCGTCTGCGGCCCAGATGGCCTCTTTGTCCCAGAGGTAGAGCTGCCGCCCGGTGCTGCACATGGCCCAGCCGGTGGCGTCCTCCTCGTGCCAGAGTCCTTTCTCGGTGTCGTACACCAGCAGCCGCTGCCCGCCGGGGCTTTCGGTGTGCAGGTAGTACCGCCCCACCAGCCCGCCGGCGGCCGCCCTTGTCACCCGGCTCATGGCCGTCTCGTCCAGCGAGGCCGACACCTTGGTGGGCAGGCTGCCGTCCCACGCCATGACGCCGTCCATCGAGAGGTAGTACAGTGTCTCGTTGATGACGCAGAGGCTCTGGTGGGCGCCCTTGACCACGCCCGAGCACTGGATGCTGCTCATCTGGTAGTCGCTGGGCTTGGTGCCGTAGAGCTTGTGTAAGCCGTTCTCCTTGAAGAAAAGCACGTATCCCATGCAGGTAGCCGCGCCGGTAAAGGCTCCGTCGCTGCCCACGGTCACGGCATAGCTGTCCGCTGCCGTGCCGCGATAGGAGAACCAGTTGGTGGCGTCACCCAGCTTGCAGGCATAGATGACGTTCTCGGTGCTCGAGCAGCCCCAGACACGGTTGTTGTGCTCTGTCAGCCAGTCCAGATCCGGCACCCGCCGCTGGGCCGTCACGTCCGGGAAAGGCCCGTCGAAGGTCTGGGTGGTCTTGCCGTCCATGGCCGTCCACACCACGCTCTGCCCCGTCACCACACAGGTGCCGTAGTACAAAACGCTCTCGATGTCCGGCGCGATGGAGAGGATCACCGAGTCCCCGGCCACGTCGTCCACCACCACGTCCCCGCCGAAATCGGCGGAATAGGCGTTCTTCACCACGCCCGGGATGCCCGTCAGGGTCACAGTATCCCCAGCCTTGAAGGCTTCGCCCAGCCCCTCGCAGGTCACACGGCAGCAGTTCAGCAGGATGTTCTGCCATCCGCCCGCCGTGCTGTAGAGCTTCAGGGCGTCGCGGTAGCTCCACGGGGCATCTTCGGCCTGCTTGAGCCAGACGTCGCCGTTCTCGGGGTTTTCCGGCTCGGTCGCGCCGAATTTGTTCGGCGTGTACACCACGCCCGCAGCGTCGCAGGGGGTCACGGTCAGGCTTCTGCCGCCCTGCTGCCAGCTGGAGCCCAGCGCGCTCAGCGTTCCGCTCGCGGTGTCAAAGGCCATCTTGTCCGGCCAGATGAGCACCTTGGTTCCCATGCCCACCATCTTCTTCTCGCTGTCCGTCAGGGCGTTCTCCAGCTCCACGGCGTCGCCGCCGTCGTCCGGGGCATACCGCAGGGTCGTGCCTTCCACGGTCAAAAGGCCGTTCAGGTGGTACATCCCGTTCATCCCGGTCGCTTGACGCACCTTCCGCCGGGGCTTGCGGGTCTCGAGAGCCGGGTATCCCCGCGAAGAGAAGTTCTTTTCCTCGCTCATCTCTGCCTCGCTGCAGGCATACCCCTCGTTCAGCCCGCCAAATACCCGCAGCAGCTGCCTCTGGTTCGTTATCTGGTTTAAGCTCACGTCATCAGCCTCCCGCTGCCCACCGGCATATACTTTCTCCTCACCCACGCCGCAAACTCCTGCACATAGCTCGTGTAGAGCTGCAATTCGTTCGCCGCCCGGGCCGTCTCGCCGAGGGCGAGGTCCATCTGCGCCGCCAGCCAGTGGGGGTAGAGCGCTTCCGCTGCGCTGTCTGCCAGCAGCGGCGTGTCGTATTCCAGCCCTTCCGCCCACAAAATATCCGCGCCGCGCCCCTCGAAGTCGCTGCCGGTGTCGCTGCGCTCCACCACGCTCCGCCGCAGGCCGCTGTCAGCCTGCCGCAGCCACAGCTGCTTCATCTCGTCCGAAAAGCTGTTGTTCGGCCTCAGCTCGTCGGCCATCTTTATCGCTTCGCCTGCTGTCATAAAACCTCCAAAACAAAATCCCCCGGCGCAGCAAGCGCCTGCAAGCTGTACCGGGGGAAATATCAAATGGTCATCATCTGCGTACCGGCCGCCGCCTGCATGGCCTGGCTCTTCCGGGCCGCCTCGGCGTCCTGCTTGATGCTGTGCTCCAGCACCTCGGCCACAGCCTTCGGCACCTTCACGTCGATGCCGCGCTGGATGAGGTAGCTGTCGCCGTTGACGCCCACGAACACCGGCGCCGCGTAGCGGTCGTCGTCCTTAAACAGGTGGATGGTCACCATGCCGTCGTCCTTTGCTTCGTCCTTTGCTTCGTCCTTTTCTTCGGCCTTTGCCTCGGCCTTTTCCACAGTCTCCACCGTGTTCTCCACGGCATCCGCCGCAGCAGTCTCTTTCTTAGCCGCCATAGTATCCTTCTTTCTGCCCTCTGTCGCAGGGCTCTCCATTTTATGTCATCTTAGACCTCAGTCATCCAGCTTAAACCTGCCCGGCCTGCCAAGGCCTCCCCTCGATAGGGGAGGTGGCACGCCGCAGGCGTGACGGAGAGGTTTAGTTTGCCTTTGCCTTCGCGCTGTACTTCGGGCTGACGCTCTCGATGCGCACCATGTACTGCTCACACAGGCGCTCTGCGGTCTTGATGGCCTTCCAACCCACGGACGCGCGCTGGTTCAGCGGGTCTTCGCCCGCGCCCAGCTGCTTGACGATGTGCTGCAGGCCACCGCCCTCCACCTCGGTCACGGCGTAGGCGTGAGCCGCCAGCACCAGCGTACCGAACACGGCCAGACTGGTGGGGCAGCCGTCGCCGGTCCAGATCTTCGCCTCGCTGGTCTCGATGAAGCGCACACCGGCCAGCTTGCCGATCTCGCCGTTGTAGATGTTCTCGGGGGAAGCGTACTTGTGGACATCGATCCACTCCGGGTTGCGGCGCAGATCATAGGCCACATAGGGGTGGACGATGGCCACATAGCTCTCGCCGATGGCGTCGGCGTTCTGGGCCTTCAGGGCGGTGGCCGCCTGATCGATAAGATCCGGCGTCAGCACACTGGCAGTGGTCAGATTGGCGCGGCTGGTCACGGCAGTGTCGCCCGCCGGCGCGTAGATGACGTTGGTGCCGCCTGCCAGCACCTCGCGGGTCACGGTGTCCAGCGTACGGCCCGCCTGAGATGCCAGTACCTTGGTCGCCTGGGTGATGTTGTTGTCGATGGCGGTCAGCTGCAGCACGTCGGTGATGGCTGCCCAGCCGCCGTACTGCTTCACGGTGGCGGTCATGGGGGTGACGGTCAGAGCCTGAGCGTTGGGGGTCACGCCCTCGGTCAGAGGCTCGGTGGCCTTGGGCAGGCTCTCGTACTTGCGGAACTCGATGGTCTTGCCGTTGTTGGCCGGGATGGGGTACTTGTCGCCGAACTGGTCATGCACCAGCAGCGGCTCTGCCTGATCCAGCAGACGCTTCTCGTAGTAGGTCTTCATCTCGGCGCTCATGCCAGTCGCGCCGGTGTGGTTTGCAGGCTGCGCAAACAGCTGCAGATTCATGTGGATTTTCATTTGTGTGCTCCTTTCGTGTCTTGCTTTATTGAGAGCCGCCATTTCCTTTGAGAAAGGCTCTCCTTTCTAGGAGAGCTGCTTTGCAGCGCCGCCGTCAGGCGGACTGCAAAGCTGAGAGGTTTTCTTCCGGGCAGCGGCAGCTTTCGGTTAAAAAGTGATGATCTGTCCCCGCATGGCGCGGCGTTCCAGCTCCTCGCACTGGGCAGGCGTCAGCTTGGAGACGTCCGTCTTCAGCACCGCCGCGCCGCCGGGGTTGGTGCCGTTCTCGGCAGGCCGTGCGCCCCGCTGGCGGATCCGGGCTTCCACGCCCTTCTCTACGGTCTTGGCCGTCTGGGTGGTGCGCCGGGCCATGATGTCGTCGAAATAGCGGGCCTTGTAAGCGTCCTCCATCTTCACGCCCAGCTTGAGCATCTGGGCAAAGTCCGGGTCAGCCAGCGCCGTCTTGATGTCAAAGCCCGGGTCCTCGGCCCGGATGCGCTCCGCAGCGGCGTCCCACTCCTGCTGGATGGCTTCCATCTTTGCGGCTTCCGCCCTCTGCTGCTCTGCGGCGCGGTGCTTGGCGTTCTCGCTTTCCAGCGCGTCCATCTCCTTGGCCAGCTGGACGCTGATGCCCTTCTTCATGGCCATGTCTTCGTAGTAGGCGTCATCCTTCACCACGCCGCCCTCCACGGCCGCAGCCAGTGCCTCGTAGTCGCCGGGAGCAGTGCCGTACTTCTGGCCCAGAGCGTTCAGGATCCGCCCTACCGGCCCCTGCTCGTTCAGGATGCTGTCGTAGGCTTTCTGGGTGGCCTGCACGATCATCTCGCCAAACTCCCGGTTGTACTCGCCCCGCATCAGTTCGCCAAACGCTTTCCGGTGTGCCTCCGGGTCGGTGCCGCTCTTGTCTGCCGCACCGTCCTGTTCCTCGCCTTCGGCAGTGTCTTCCTCCGCGCCCGGTTCTTCCGCCGGGCTCAGCATCTCATCCACCTCAGCGGCAGCAGCCTCCCGGCCTTTGCCCTGGACGGGGGCAGACGTCGCCTTTTCTGCCGCCGCGGGGGCGGCGCCATCACCGCCAGCAGCCGCTGCACCGTCACCGCCGCCCTCCGCAAACAGCTGCAAGTCCACCGCCGGGCTGCACTTGCAGCTTTTCTTGAAGTTCACATTCTCCGGGTACTGTTCGGCCAGCAGGTCCAGACCGTCGGCCACAAGTTCGAACTTGTCCCGCATGAGGACGCTGTCGCCCGCCTCCACATTCAACACCGGGCCTTCCTCGCCCTGATAGATGCAGCTCGAGGTGTGTTCGTCCTCCGCAGCGCTGTACGCCAGCGTCTGCATCAGGCAGCTCACCGCAGCACATACGATGTCCTGTCCCGCCGGGGCATATCCCGCGTGGCCCTCGGCCCTCATCGTCAGCTTCCCGCCCTCCGGGTCTGCCACATAAATAATTTTGATCATGTAGAACCTCCTCACTTATTCGGGTTGTTGATGTTCATCGCCCTCTCGGCTGCCTTGGTGGCCAGCGGGTTGGTCCCGCCGCCCACCTGTCCGCCCAGAGAGTTGGTCACCGTTTTTGCGCCGGCCTCTCCGCCGCCGCCTCCGCCGGTCATGGCAGCGGCAGCGGCCCCGGCCTGCTCGCTCAGGTTGGATCCGTTCTGCTGGTCGATGACTGCCGCCATCTGCTGGATCTGTGCCATCGCCTGTTGCAGCTGCTGGTACAGGGTGCCGTTCTCGGCCACCCGCTGGCGCACCTTCTCGATGCCCTCGAAGTCCATCATGTCCAGACACGCCAGTGCAGCGTCCGCGTTGGCCGGAGCAAAGAATCCCAGCTGGTAGCACTCCTTCGCCGTCTCGTTCTGGCTAAGGCGGCTGAAGGTGCTCTTCTTGGCTGCGCTCACCGTGATGTCGAACACCGGCTCATGGGCGCCCAGCTCCACGCCGCCCACGCTCTCCACCGGCTGCGGCCGCAGCATCTGTCCGGAGAACTCCCGGTACTCCGTGCCGCCCTGCTGGCCGGTGATGCGGTAGACGCGGCTCTCGTCGTAGAACTGCCGCATCAGGTCGATGATGAAATAGCACTCCTTGGCAAAGGACCGGTAAGAGCTTTTCAGCATGTCCCGGCTCAGCTTCGAGCCCGCTTCCTGTAATGCTGCGATGGCCGAGGCTGCCGTCAGGCCGCTGGTCGCGCCGCCCTGGTTCACGTCCCGGTTGCCGCTGATCTCCTTCAGCTCGGCCACACGGTTCTGCTGGTAGGCGATGGTGTTGGAGGGCAGCGGAGCCGTCTCCAGCTCCATAAAGCCCCGCTCGTCCAGCCGTCCCGTGATATGTACCACGTCCTTCGCCGTGTCCAGCAGCTCGTCCTCGTTCACGCCTGCCGTGTCCGAGATGAGGTAGCGCTTCTTGGCGGCCGCCAGCGTGTTCTCGTCCATGGCCTGGGTCATCCGGTCGATGGCGTCCTGGGTGTCCTTCATCACGTCGATGTATCCGAAGCCCGCCGGGCTGTTCTCCTCCACGAAGAGCGGGTCGAACACAAAGGGGTATTTCCCGTGGTCGTAGAAGCCGGTCTCGGCCATCGCCGGGTCGTTCTCGCTGGCGTAGAGCACCACGCCGTTGCAGAACTTGCAGTAATGCACCACGGTCTGACCGCCGGGCTTCTCCCGCTTGTAATACCAGTCCACCACCACGCTCTTTTCGCTGGTGTCGATGTTCTGGTCGCTGACGTACTGCCCCACGGTGATGCCGCTGCTGCCTACCTTGCCCTCCAGCTGAGGCCACCGGGCCGTCAGACGGTCGTTGTCCATCAGTGCCAGCGAGAAGAAGTTGGCCGAGTCCTGGATGTCCTCCACCCCCGGCTCCCAGTAGAGCATCAGCAGATCCATGCTCTTGATGGCGATGTCCCCCAGGCCGTCCCGCAGCGCCGGGTCCCAGAAGACGCCCTTCACGCCGGTACCCTGCTTGAGCTTGCGCCACCAGGTGTCACTGTACACGCTCTCGTAGTCGGCCTGTTCCAGCACCACCGGCAGGATCTCGGAAAGCAGCTTTGCCGTCTCCTCGTCGTCCTCGGCCCTCGGCAGCACGTTGGGCTCGGGGTAGTTGTCCATGGCGTCGGCGTGTTTGTTGGCAATGGAGTTGAACAGCCACCCCGTGCTGGGAGCGCGCTTGCCCTCCATCACCCGGTTGCCGTACTGCTTCCAGTGTCCCAGCTTGTACCACTCTTCGTTGTCGATGATCCGCTTGTCGAGGCTGGCCTTGGCCGACTTGTACTTCTCCAGCACGGCCATCGCCTCGCTGATCTCCTTCTCGCCGATGGGCTGCTCTCCTCTCAGTGCATCCGTCAGGCTCTCGCCGCCCTCTGCAGTGGAGCCCGGCATTTCACGCCCCATCAGGCCGTCCTTGTCCGGATCTGCCTGTCCGGCCTGCCAAGGGCTCCCCTCGGCAGGGGAGTTGTCTGCCGAAGGAAGGCCGAGAGGTTTTTCCCGGGCCATTGCTTCCAGCAGCTTTCTTTCCGTTTCGTTCATATCCTCATAAACCTCGTCTTGTCCTTCCTCGGATCCATATCCAGCGGGTCGTCCAGCATGGGCGGCGGCGTGGTGTGCTTTGCGCCGCTGATGGGGTTCTCCATCAGCACATACCGGCACTCGTCGTAGATGTGGTCCTCCTGGGTGGTGTCGATGTCCTCCACGTTGCTCTCGTCGTATACGAGGTTCGGGATGGTGCGGATGAAGTGCCTGCAGGTGTTGAAGACCTGCAGCATCGGCCGCCCGTCCTCGCTGAACGCCAGCCGGTAGTGGAACTGCATCTTGCCCGCCAGACGGGTGTGGTCGCCGGGCATCCAGTGCAGAAAGTTCGGGCTTTTCTCCTGCATGTCCGCGATGCTCTCGCCTCGGCTCTCGTCGAAGATGGCCGGGTCGGCCACGCCCAGGATGACCCGGCCTTTCAGCAGCGGGTCGTTCTGCTCCGCCTCCCGGATCATCCGTGCCTGCTCCATCGGGTCCTTTCTCAGGCCCTCGTTGGGTGTGCCGGTGCAGCCGTAAAGCTCCTTGATGCGGTAGAGCCGCCCGCGCTCGTCCGCTGCATACCACCCCACCGAAAACGGCTTCGAGAAGCCGAAGTCGTATCCCCGCCAGATCTTCCAGTGCTCCGGGATGGGGAACGGCTCGATGACGTGGGTCCACCGCTGGTCCTTGTAGTGGTTCGGATCGTTCCGCCACTCGGTGAACACCTGCCCCGAAAAGCTGTCCCAGTTTCCGTAGAGCAGCGCCTGCTTCTCGGCCTCCGGCAGAGAGGCCAGTGTGCCGATGTAGCCCGGGTCGTTTTCCAGCAGCGCCGGATTGTCAAAGACGGTGGACGGGATAAAAATGCGGGTGCGCCGCCGGGTGATCTCTCCCCCTCCCGGCGCTTTTACCTTCACCAGCTGCACGATCCGCGTCCCGGCCGGCGCCGGGCTGATAAACCGTGCCTTCACCCAGCCGTGGCCCACGCCGCCGGGGTTGGCCGTGGCCCGGATGTAGACCCGGGTGCCGGGGCCGCTGGGGCGGTTGCGGCTCATGACATAGCTGTACTCGTCCCAGGTAAAGTGGGTCAGCTCGTCCACGCCGATAAAGTCGAAGGCTTTGCCCTGATAGTTGTACTTGTCCTGCGCATGGTTTAAGCTGCCGAAATAGATCTTCGCCCCGCTGGGGAAGGTCCAGCAGTGGCTCGAGCCGTTGTACCTCGCTTTGGGAAACACCGGCTTGTAGTACTGCATGGTCTTGTCGATCAGCTCCGAAAGCTGCGGGTAAGTCTTGCGCAGGATGAGCGCCCGGTAGTGTGGGATATGTACCTGCCGCAGCGCCTCGATGATCAGTGCGTCGCTCTTCCCGCCGCCAGCAGCGCCCCCATACAAAGCCTCGTCCTCGGTGCGGGCCATAAAAGCTGCCTGCCTCGGCTGCGGCGACCAGATCACCAGCCGTCCGTTGTGGCTCTTATGCTCCATCCACCATCACCTCCGGCCCTTTTTCTTCCCGGCTCTCGGCCCCGATCTCCACCAGCGGCGGGGCATCGCCCTCGCTCTGGCTCTGGGCCGGTACCATCGCAGCAGCCTTTTCGGCCACGGTCATCAGCACGGTGGCCATGGCAGCGGCGTTTTTGTCGCTCATCACCCGGCCGCTGTACCGTTCCAGCTGGGCGTCCAGCAGCTTTCGCTTTTCGTCGTCCAGCTGCCGGTCATAGCTGCCCTCGGCAGCATATACCACAAGCCCGGTCTCCGTGGCGTCCGCCAGCTCCTCGGCGTCGCTCTTGAGCAGTGTGCCGACCGCAAAGCAGCGGGCTCGAGCGTCCTCGTCCAGCTGCCGGTGGAGCTTGGCCTGTACCTGCGCGGCCCGCTGGCTCTCGTCCACACGGCTCTGCAAATAGCTCACCTGCGCCCTCGCCCCGAGGCTGGCCCGGATGGCGATCTCCCGTGCAGCGGCCTGCCGCTCCTTCGCAAAGGCGTCGCCCCGGCTGGCTTCCTCGGCCATCCACGAGCGGATGGTGCTCTCCGGTACGCCGTACCGCCGGGCTACCGCACAGATGGATCCAGACGACAGCATGGCCATCAGCACCTCGGCCCGCACCTTCGGCGGGTACTTCTGCCCCCGCCGGGTCCCTTTTACCGTGTTTTTGCAATACGCCCGCTTGGCCACCGCTCTGCCTCCCCTCTGTGGTTCTTCCCCCCCAGTCTACCGCCGCCGGAAAAACAAAACTACTGCGGACATTTGAGAGCCAGGCAGCACAAACAGGCCGGGTCTCCCCAGCCTCATCACGCTATGGCAATGCTATAACAGCCCTGCCGCCGCTGCATACACCGCAACGGTGCTCAGCGCCTCCAGCTCCTTGTGGTAGTAGGTCGTCCGCCCGATGTGCAGCTTCGCCACCACTCGCTCCTCCGGCATCCCGTCCAGATACCGCAGCTGTAAAAGCCGCCTGCATACCGGGTCTTCGGTCTCGTAGTAGTCCATCGCCAGCGTGATCACGCCCGCCCAGGTGCTTTTCCCCTTCCCGCAGAGCCGCAGCTCTTCCCGCACTCTCCGCTTTTGTTCCCTGGTCAACCCCTCGCCGCCTTTCTTCGCGCGCGTTAAAACGCAAAATACCGGTACTTTGTCTGTCAGGTGCGAACTTTCGCACCCTCCCGCTTTACCATCACCACATAGCAGCGCAGCTCGTCTGCGTCCCATCCCTCTTTTTCGTCGCCCGGCGCGTCCGGCTCCGGCACGACGCACCGCACAAACTTCCAGCCCGGGTATCGCTGCTCCCACCAGTAGGCGTTGTCCTTGCAGTCGGTGCAACCTTTGCGCAGCTGCTTGCGGCTCCATCGGGTGTCGTTGGGGGTGTGCTCCACCGGCAGTGTCAGGTTTCGGGTCTCATACCACCGCATCTGCCCGTGCTTTTCGAAGTAGGTGATCAGGTCATCCAGCCTGTTTTGCAGATTCAGCCGGTCGGCGTTGGCCGTGCCAAGGCTCTCCACGCTGCCGTCCGACCAGCGCACGGCCCATTTGTCCTCCAGCAGCTGTCGGAAGTCCGCGTTCTGTCGCATGGTCAGCCCTTTGCACTCTATCAGCAGGTGATGGTGGTATCGCCCGCTCTTTCGCCCGCAGCCGGTCAGGCCCATCACCCGCAGCTCAGCGCCTGGGCCGTACAGCTTTGCGATGGCAGCCTTCACCCTCCTGATGTAGTTGCGCAGATCCCGCTGGGCCTGCTCCATGCTCTCCGGCAAAAAGGTGTCTATGTAGGTCAGGGTCAGATAAAATCCCAGCACGGTAAAGTTGGCGTTGGCTTTCTGCACCCGCCACCGGTGGGAGTGCTGGGCGTTCCGCTTCCTCTGCCTCTCGCTGCTGGGCCTCGTCTTCTTCCGGCGCTTGGCTGCGTGCTCCTCCGGTGTGATGTGGTAGAGGTCCACCTCCATGTATCCCTCTCCGCAGAGTGTTTTCTTCTCCCGGGTATAGCTCTTCTTCATCCTGTACCCTCCTGCTGCCTTGAGCTGGTAGTGTAGTTTTCTTTCCTGTGGCCCATCACCGTCACGGGAATAACGGGTATACTAGCTCCCCAAAGCGCCCGCCCGGACGCTTTTTTATAAAAAGGATTATATAAACCGATATGCCTGCCGCCGAGCCTCCTCGGCAGCACCCATCTCGCCTTATATCATCTTCGTTGCCAAAGCCCCGGCAGTTGCCCGCCGGGGCCTCGCTCACATCCAGAACTCCTTGTCAAAATCCCTTCTGTGTATCACGCCATCTTCGTTTTTCTGCCGGGTGTAGGCCGTCTCTTTGGCCCTCTCCTCCTTCCAGCGTCGGTATGTCTCGCACTGGTCATGGCAGAGAGGGTGCTGCTTCGGGCAGTCCTTGCAGGGCGTCAAGTTGCTCATCAGGGCCTCGCCGGCTTTCCCGCCGCCGCCCAGTAGCCGTAGGTCAGCTCCGGTCGGCCCTCTTTTTTGGCCAGGGCGTTGTAAGTTATCAGGTCATGGACGTCGTAGTCCAGTGGGGTCGGGTCTTTGATCCCCCGCAGCCCCGGCAGCTTCGGCTTTTTGCTCTTCGGCCTGGGCGGCTTTGCGCTCTTGGCGTTGTGCATGCTGACCTGCCGCACCTCTTTTCGGCAGGTCATTTTTGCGACGCCGCGCTTTATGCAGCGCCCGCCCTGCTGGTTGTAGGCGTAGTAGGCCCCGTTGTCGTCGCCAAAGACGCCCGCCTCCCACAGCTTCCGGGACGTACCCTCGCCCATTACGTTCCCGGCTGCATCGTAGCAGGTGTAGACGTTCATCACCCGCCCCTTCTCGCCTCGCCGGGGCTTGTCCTCCGGATACAGCAGCTCGCTGCTGATGTTGTACTTCCGGCCCATCGTCCGGTTGTTCTCGCGCTTGGCCCACTCGCTGGTGTGGTAGCCCTTCGGCACGATGCCGCTGGCCTCCAGCTCTCCGGCTTTGCCTTTTGCGAGGACCTCCCCGGTCCGGTAGTCCTTTACGGTGTAGAGATTCGTTTTCCCCATGTACTCTCCTTCAGCTCGGCCATCGCAGCCGCAGCCTTTTCTTCCAGCTTTTTTTCGCTCAGGATCCGCAGCCCGCCCTTCCCGGTCCGGCGTCCCAGCTGCTGCATCACGGCCCGCTTCAAAAAGGCCCGCTTCTGCTCCTCGTAGTCCCGTTCGCTCTGTCGGACCCGGTCTTCGTCCGGCTGATTCTCCACCATGATGTCTTCCTTCAGGGCGTCCTGCGCGCACCGGCGCAGATGCTCCAAGGCCACGTCCAGCCCGTCGGTGTGGCCCTCCTCGTTTACCTGCCGGTAGTTGACCAGCGTCTCCTCCTTCAGGCGGTTCAGCCGGGCCGCGCCGAAGCCCAGCTCGTCCATGCAGGCCTTGGCGCAGAGCGTCCAGACCATGCTGGCCGCCACGTTGCCCGCCATCCGCAGCTGCTCTTGCCGCCGGGTGCGGGGGCTGTGCAGCACCGGCACCCGGAAGTCCGGGTCTACGCCCTCCGGCATCCAGCTGCACCGCAGCGCGAGACTTTCGTCCGTCGAGGGCATCCCCCGCTCGTTCGCCGTCATGGCCACATCCAGGCTCTCCCGCCCCAGCGTCTCAGCCCGGGCCAGGATCCTGTTCAGCCGCACCGCGCCGACGCCGAAGCTCTGGTGCAGCGCGATGAGGATGCACCACCTCGTCATCTCCGCCGTCCCTTCCCGCGTCAGGTCAAGCTCTGTCGTGAGACTCATTTTGTTTTTCTTCATGCTCGTACTCCCTGCACTTTTCATCCCGCCCGGCACACGCTAAGCATCCCGAGCGGGTTATCTCAAAAACGTGGATGCACCTGTCCATATCAGGGTTCTCCTGTCTCCGCCATCAGGCGGGTCAGATCGCCCAGCATCCCGCTCACGGTCTTGGAGAGGATGTTGATGGCGTCCTCCTGCAGGTCTCCCGGCAAGGCCCGCACCGTAAAGCTGGCTTCCACCATCTCCTGCTTCAGCCGGGTGTTCACCCGGCTCACCTCCGCCCAGAGCTTTGCCTCGTCCGGCGTCATCTTCCGGGTTCTGGGCCGGACGGCGCCCTTGATCAGGGCCGTCAGCTGGTGGAACTCCTCGTCGCTCACCTCTTTGTCGTCGCTCGCTGCGGCGATGGCCCGCGCCCGGTCGCTGGGCGTCCCGGTGCGCAGGATCTGCTCGTACTCTTCCAGTCTCACTTCTGTTCCCCCGCATTCATCCCGTACAGCGCTGCCATAAACGCTGCTTCTTTGCCCTCTACGCCCCGCGTTGCCTTGAGGCCTTCCGTGTCCAGCAGCATCTCCTTGATGCCCCTCGAAATTTCCTCGACAAACTGCGGGTTGGACGACATCGGCCCCAGCAGATTCCTTGCCACACCCACAAAGCCCCGGGCAGCGCACGTCAGCACCTCATCCGGCGTTTCTTTTTTTGCCTCAATGGCAAGCATGACCTGCCCCTCTGCTATCTTCTTCATTTCGATCCGTACCATTGCTCTCTTCTCCTTTACGCGCTATGCCTGTCGTTCTTCTCTTCCGCCGCCCTCTGGCAGCTCTTCAGCTTCCGGCAGTACCGGCGCATCTGCGCCTTTTCTGCCCGCTCGATCTCGAGCCCCCGGCCATAGCCCCAGCAGACGATGCCGCCGGCGGCCAGCAGCACGGCCAGGATGACCGCGCCCGTCCAGCTACCCACGGCGTCAAAGGTGACGCTGTCGCCCACCCCCGCCGCGCCGATCAGCAGCGCAGTGCCGGTCAGGTAGAGCACCTGTATCTTCATTTTCATTGCAATTCTCCTTATGATTCGGCCTATACTGGTATTTTTGCTTTCGTTGTGGTATACTCCACCTGATAGGTTTTGTCCCCTATCGTTATCTGGCTCGTCGGTGTTCCAGCATCGGCGGGCCTTTCTTTTTTCCGGTTCGCCTGCCACACCTCAAATGCGGCCCGGTTCTCCGGCTGCGCGTAAAAATCCCGCATCATCTGGCACAGTGCTCGCGCCTGCCACCGGTCAAAGGGGCGCTCTTCCTGGCTCATGTCTCCCCTCCTCACAGCCACTCGCTGCAAATGGTGTCGGCCACGTGCTTGCTAAAGCCCATCAGCTCCTCGCCCCGCTGGAACATCAGCACGGCAGCGCCCACGATGGGCAGCTTGCCGCCCGCCGTAAAGTCCGCCGGGGCCAGCTGCGTGGCCTTCTGGTTCGCCGGCTTGCACTTCATGCGGCCCTCCTCGTCCACCAGCAGCACCAGCCGGTCGGCTTTCTCCCGCGCCCAGGTGGCGTCCAGTGCCGACGGCACGGTCTCCACATACCCGCTCACCAGCTTCTGCAGGGTCTCCAGCTTCGCGCCGTCCCCCTCGTCGCACTTGAGCACAAAACTCCGGTTCTTCGCCGGGATCACGATCATGTAGCGGTTCATTTCTTACTCCTCCGTATTGTCATGTCCGGCCTTCTCGGCCTTCTCCACACTCACGTCGTCAAACGCACCTTCCAGCGCCAGCAGCACCCGGCGCTGTGCCGAGGGCCTCAGCCCCGCCCGGCGCATCGCAATCAGGCAGTAGCCCATGCAGGCCGCGTTGCTCCACGGCCCGTTCAGATCCTTCAGCATCTCTTCCACGTCTTTCTCCTTTCTCCCGTCAGCAGGCGGGTTCGGTGGTCATGGTCTTGAGCTCCGGTGTGCATTCCACCCAAGAGCCTTCGAGCCCCATCCATGCGCCCATCGTTTTCCGTTCCCACGCTTCTTCCGCCTCTGCAGTCACCTCCGGGAAATCATCCTCTTCCACAGGACGGCTGTACTCTTCGATGTTCATCCGTTTTTCTCCTCCCTCACGCACTCTTCGGCGGGTCGTCCGCGTTCGTCCGGCTGGTGGCCAGCAGCGCTGCCCCCTCGATCATGTACCCCAGCTTTACCTGCACGTCCTCCGGCAGAGTCTTCATCTTGTCCAGCAAGCTACTGGCGTTCATCTCTGCGACTGACATTTTATCAACCTCCTCGTTTGTTATCGCTCTCAGAAAGTTTTCGCTCTGAACTTTCCGAGTTTATTTTAGTTTATAATCTTACCTTTGTCAAGTGTTTTTTTGCATTTCTAGTTGATTTTCCAAACTCTATGTGCTATAGTAGCGTCGAAGGGAGGTGAAAACCATGAACGAGCGAATCAAAGCCGCACGTAAAGCCCTCGGATTGACAATGGAGCAATTCGGTAAGCGTGTAGGTTTGAGCAAATCAGCCATCAGCTTGATCGAGAGTGGCAAAAACGGAACGACTGAGCAGACAGTTGCGTCTATCTGCCGCGAGTTTGGCGTCAACGAAATATGGCTGCGCACCGGTAAAGGCGAGATGTTCGACCAGAGTGCAGAGTCTTCTCTCGACCGTCTGGCTGCTGAGTATCATCTGGATGCGCGGAAAAAGGCCGTCATCTCAGCTTTTCTCAAGCTCAGCACTGCCGATCAGGAGGCTATCCTTCGCTACGTCGATTCTTTGGCCGCAGAGTTGTCTGTCTCGCCCCCGGCGCTGGACGTCGATGCCGAAGTTGAAGCTTATCGTCAGGAGCTCCTTGCTCAGAAAAAAGTGGAGGCCGCTGCCTCTCTTTCCGCTGGTACAGCCGCCGACGCAGGCTGAACTAAGCAAAAAAGGCTCCTGTGCATCCCTGCACAAGAGCCTTTTTATGTTGCCGCAGCAACAAAACAAATTTTATAGTAAATCTTTGGTGATTTTGACACTTCCCATCCTCGCGCCTTTTCCTCTATGATTGTGCAAATGCAATTATTGAGGAGGTGGTTCAAGTGTCTTTTGCTTCTCGGCTCCGACAGGCGCGTGAAATGGCAGGGCTGACGCAGCAGGACTTGGCCGAGAAACTTGGTGTTACTAAAAATTCTATCAGCAACTACGAAAATGGTGTCAGCAGCCCAAAGTGGGACGTTCTTGTTAAAATTTTTGACGTGCTGTGCGTTGACCCAAACTTTTTATACCAGGATGATTTTTCGTCCGAGCTTGCCGAAGCTCACGTCCTCACTCCCCAGCAGTCCACTCTTTTAGCGGCCTTCGACCAGCTCAACGAGGAAGGCCAGACCAAGGCTGTGGAGTATGTCGAAGACCTTGTCCTCACCGGACGTTATAAAAAACGTCCTGCGTCTGGCTTGGGCGCAAAGGAAGCATAAAAAATAGCCGCTCTGGCTGTACCAAAGCGGCTGATCAGTATTGGAGGAGTCATCATGTTTTCGCCCTATGACAACGCAAATGCCCACGAAGAGTCTGAGGCTATGCGAAAGCTATCCCCCGAAGATAGATCCACCTACGAAGAGTCTATTCAGCGGCTGAGAAGATACATAGATCAGCTTTCCGATTCTGACGGTCAGCATTGCAGCCTTTCTTTGCAGGGCGCCCTTTGGCAGATCGAAAAACTCACCAATGAGTTGGCCTTTATGAAGTCACTTTATGACCAAGCGCGCGCAGGATCCAAAAGGCTTGAGGAAAGCAAACTCCAGACTCTCCTTATCCTCGCAAGTCTCTCGGCAAGCGCCTGTATTGCTCTCAGCCCTTCTTATGATCTTCTCACTCTTGTCGTCGGTTCCGTTGGAGCAGCGTTCGGCTCTTGTCTCCTCCTGTTTTTTGCCCATGGGATTACAGATGCTCTTTACCGCCGACACCCCGACCTTTATGATATGTTCGAGCCCTCTAACAAAAAGGCAATGGCGTTCGCATTGGCGGCTCCTGTTGTCGCAGCCTTTTTATATAAAACTATCAGCTTCTTCGCTCGCAATTAACTTTTCAAAAAATCAATCGAGACGGATCTTATCCCCACCCTCAAAACGCCCCCGCCAGTGTTTCCACCAGCGGGGGCGTTCGTGCAAAAAGAATCCCGGCAGCCTTGTACGATAAAAGCTGCCGGGCGCGCATGGAGTACATGTCGGAGAAAAACAACGCAGTCAATGACTCTTCGCCTGCTGACACACCTAGTATATCATACCTCATGTGCATCGGCAAGCGGGTCCGAAAGGAGTTTTTATGCCCAGAAAAAAAGAGAGCACACAGCCCCGCCTTGTCGCCTACTACCGCTACTCTGGCGGCAGCCGCCAGACGGAGCAGTCCATCGAGGGCCAGCGCCGGGACTGCGAGGCCTACGCCCGCGCCCATGGCATGACCATCCTGCGCGAGTATGTGGACCGCCATATCAGCGGCAAAACGGACGACCGCGTCCAGTTTCGGCAGATGATCGATGACAGCGCAAAGCGCACCTTTGACTTGGTCATCTGCTGGAAGACCGACCGCTTTGCCCGCAACCGGTACGACAGCGCCGTGTACAAAAAGCAGCTGCGTGACAATGGTGTCAGCGTCATCTATGCCGCCGAGAGCAACATCGAGGGTGCCGAGGGCATCATCATCGAGGGCCTGATGGAGGCTCTGGCCGAGTATTACTCCGCCGAGCTGGCCGAGAAGGCCCGCCGGGGGATGCGGGAGTCAGCCCTCAAAGGCCAGACTCTGGGCCGGACTCCCCCTCTGGGTCTGACGGTAGACAGCACCAAGCACTACGTCATAGATCCGGCAGGTGCGGATACGGTGCGCCTTATCTTTGAGCTGTACGCAAGCGGCCTCAGCATCGCCTCCATCATAAGACGGCTCAATGGCATGGGCCTTCGCACCGTCCGGGGCAATCCTTTTGATAAGAGCAGCATCAGCCGCATCATCCGCGACGAGAGGTATCGCGGCGTATACGTCAGCAAAAAATTCGACGTCCGCATCGAGGGCGCTATCCCGCCCATCATCGACGACGACCTGTGGGAAAGGACACAAAAAACGATCAACCTCAACCGTCAGAGCCGTGCTCCCCACTCTGCCAAGGCAGACTATATCCTCTCCGGCAAGCTGTACTGCGGCGAATGCGGCTGCCTGATGAAGGGCATCTGCGGCCACAATCCATCCGGCCGCGTCTATCATTACTATTCCTGCCCGGGCCGCAGCCTTGGCCGCCCCTGTACCCGGAAAAATATGCCGAAGGATGTGCTGGAAAAGCTCGTAGTGGAGTCCACCTCCAGCCTGCTGCTCCGGCCGGAAAACATCCAGCAGCTTGCAGACGCCATCGTGAGCTTGCAGCAGGCCGAGGCGTCCCGCCCCGATCCAGAGCGTGCAGCCCTGGAGCAGGCGCTTGCTGAGATCCGCCGCAAAATCGGCAACATCCTGAGCGCCATCGAAAACGGCACCGCCAGCGCCGCCCTGACCTCCCGGCTGTCCGATCTGGAGCAGCAGGAAAGCGTCCTCGATCACCAGCTTGCCTCGCTCTCAACACCGGAGCCGTTTACGTTGAGCCGTGACGAGGTCATCTTCCTGCTTGAGCAGTTCCGCGTCTCCCCGTCCGAGCGCACCAACGCCTACTGCCGCCGCCTTGTGGATACCTTTGTCGATAAGGTCGAGCTGACCAATCGGGAGCTGATTATCCACTTCAACATTTCTAAATCCACCGAAAACAAAAACTCCCAGTCGAACAATGGATGTTCGACTGGGAATCGTCTGGTTGGGGATGAGAGAATCGAACTCCCACAAGTAGAGTCAGAGTCTACCGCA